CTGTGCGGCTTTCACAATATTTCCACTAGCGAAGTAAGATTTACCTGCACCAGATTCGCCGGCAAATACGGTCACCTTACCAAGTGGTACTCCTTTATGGAAGTCACCACTGATAAGATGATTCAATGCGTAATTACCAGTCGAAACCCAGTCAGTAGGATCGTTAAAACCCATACCAAGGCCTGTAATGCTTTTGGTTAAAGTTTTACGAAATTTACTAACGTCAAATGGTTTCGCCATTGTTTACTCCTTATGATTGACGGTCACGGATCATTTTTAAAATGTCCTGAGCACGTTCACTTGATGGTTTATCTTCAGTTGTTGCAGTTGACGCTTCAGGAGCACTTGGTGTGCCTGATTCATCTCTTGTAACACCTGCGTTTGCATCTTCCTCTTTAGGAGTCATTGGTGCAGTTTTAGTTTCTGCGATCGGCGCCGCTGGTTTTGAAGAATTTGGATCACCAGTTGGAGCACTCATGCCTGGAGCACGAAAGTACTGACCCCAACGATTTGGATCATATGCTTCTCCATCAACAGATGCTTCAAACATCTCTTGAATAACCTTAACTTCAACTTCGCCTGGTTTCTTAGGTAGAAAATCATCTAAGTTGTGTAAACCATGCGTGTCAATTGCCGCTTTTTCTTCATCAGTCAAAGCACGTTCTCTACGTGACCATTGTGATGTTGAGTAATCAGCATACCCACCTTTAGAAGTTTTCTTAATTCTAAAGTCTACACCTCTTACATAATCTGTAGGAAGTTCTTCCATCTCAGGATCCATTAATGCACCCTTAATGATTTGGAAAATTTGTGGACCAATAATAAAACGTCTAATTGGATTTTCTGGTTTGCTGTCTTCGTTTAGCGGATCATCTGCTACAAAGCCTTGGAAAATGTAAGAACGTTTTTTCCAATACTTACGTCCTTGATCTTCTAATGCTGGATCTTTAAACCATCCACGTACTTCTGAAAGTACCGGACAAGTTTCACCATACATTTCCATACAAGGAACGTTAACGGTAACTGGACGAGAGTCTGTTTGACCTTTTATACCAGCAAATGGAAGTTTGATCATTAAACGTTCTTTCCAAAAGAAAACGTTGTCTGAATCAGCATCTGGTAAGAAACGAAGTACTGCTTCAGTACCTTCTGCCATATTCCAATGTGGGTAAATTGCGTTGTCGCCGCCGCTTTGTTGATTTGAACCACCGCCTTTGCGGTCTTCTTGTTCACGTAGTTTTGCACGTATTTCTGCTAATGTTGCCATAATATAAGCCTCCTTTAATTTGCCTGTTTTTGTGCCTGTTGTAGATATGAAGTAACCTAACAACATATCTATATTATAGTTATCTTTTCTTACAAAGTCAACTATAAATTCTGAAATTATCTAATTATTTTTGCCAATTTACTTTTGATGTACTCAAGATCTTCGTTTGCTCTCATTAGTGCTTTTTTAACACTAGGATGATCTGACAAACCTTTAGCAATTTTTTCAATCACTTCAACAGCGCCTGAATAGTTGCCGCCTTTAAATCTTGGATCGTTCAATACACCAAATGCCATTTTAATTTCTTTATCTGTGTAGCCTTGATTATCTTTTTCTTCATCATCTTCGTTTGTTTTGGCCATAGCCTTGCGTACTTCCTCTGGACTCATCTCAAGTTCTTTTGCTATTTCTTCATCGCTGTGTCCTTTGGATTTTAGGCTGTGCATATACTTAATGCTACCTTCTTCCACATCACTATCGTCGTCAGCAAGTTCTATCCTTTTTCCTGATAGTTTGGATACAAACTTCTCGACTAGATCCCCTACGGAATCACCAAAACGCTTACGAGCGGAAATAACCACGCCAGTTTCGCCTCTTGGAAACGCTCCAGTTTCTTTGTCATAGAATGAGCGAACAAACTCAATGATGTCTTCGGTGCTGGCTTTTTCGTCTTTAGGTTCTTCGTCGTCACCTGCCAATTTCATAGCACCATCTTTACCGATAGTAACATCAGTTGTATCATCTGATTCACCGTTAAATGAATCGATATCACCTGAATCATATTTTGCTGGCATTTTTAAATCGCCAAAATCTAAATCTTGTAATGCTTCAGGATCATTTTTTTCTAGATAAGAATAAATTAAAGGTCTTGCACAAGAATCGCTATCTTTTTTAGCAAGTGCCTTTAACTGGTCGTTTAGATCATTATCGTCTATAATTCCTTTAAGACTTGATAACGCATTTGTAGCATCTGGGCCAACACTGAAATGTTGTTTTACTAATTTTTGTAACATTTCAATTTTTTGTTTATCCATTGCTTCATCAACAACAGAGTCTGCCCATGTTTCAAATTCTCCATAAGGTGAACTATCTTCTTTTTGTTTTGATTCGTACTCATAATCGTCTTGAGCGGCTTCAAGTGCATCTTCGTGATCGCCACCGCCTGGTTGCACCATGTACGTAGCAAATTCGTCATCCACTTTGGCGTTGCCATCGTATTCTGATTCGCCTCTTAATGAATTTGGATCTACCTTGCCATTAACTACTTTGTAATAAAGTGAGCCATATGCTGTTTCACCATCATCACCTGTGAATTCATATTCCATTTCGTATTCTTCGCCGTCATGTGATTCTTTAATTACATCATCTAAATCTATTGTTGTTTCACTAATACGTTTTTGATGAATGCTATGTAGTAATGGAAACATATCTTTTAATTCTTCGTTAAACTGAGGAATAGTAAAGGCATTGGTAAGATCATTTACAATGTCTTCTCCCAATTCATCTCCAGTTGATTCAATTGGTTGAAAGTTTTCTTTGTATTCTGAATAATATTTTTGTCCTTGTAATTTTTTTACATGGTTTCTTAAATTATCTAATTCTAATTGTGCACCTTCAATAATATCACTTGAAGTTTGATTCATGAAGTCTTTTTTACCTACAAATCTTTTGAACGCAGTAAGTTTAGCAATGTTTTGAGAAGTTTCAATAATGTGACTACCAAACTCATCATGTGGAAGACCACCATTAGCAACGTGACGAGCCATTGCTCTAGCACCTGCTAAGTGAGCAAACGGATATTTAAATCTTTCGCCTGCTTCATTTTCAATAAACAAAGAACTAATGTGTCTTGTTCTAGCACCTGTTTGTTCTGCGTTAATTTCTTTCTTATGTCTTACAATAAGTTTTGTTTTGTCTAGTTCCTCATAACTTGACTTTGTAGTTCCGTACATTGCTGACTCCTGAACATTTTTGTTTGCCAAATAATTATAATCTCTTTTGTCTAAGTTTGATTTAGCAATATCACGTGTATCAAATTGCATCATATGTTTCTTAGCAAAGAAACGCATTTCTTTAAGAAATGCATACCAATCATCTTCTTCTTGTTCAGATACATTTTCTAACATTCCTTGGCTGTAATAAATCTTTAATGCATCTGCATCTTTAATAGAAACAGAAACAGCACCTTTATTATCACCACCAGTTACGTAGTCAAAGTCAAAAAATCGTGCTTGACTTTCATCCTGCGTAGGCGCACCAGTTTCGTCACCCATTTCCACACGTGGAAATCGTGATCTAATTTTCTCAAAAAGAGATGTCGAAATAGAATCTAAACCCTTCATAATGTTATTTATGCTATTAGAAAGAAACAAACACCGGCATTGGAGTTATCAATTCAGTGTCCATATCCTTCATTTTTTCGTAAATCGCCGGATCCCAATCCGCTAATATCTGTTGCATTCGCACATTAAGCAATGTAGCGGACACTAAATCGTCATGTTCGCCTGTTTTAGCACCAAATGTAGTACCATGTGCAACATAGTTTTTAAGTTCTGATATTAGTGGTTTGCTTTTAATTTCTAGTTTATGAGTTTCAAGCAAATGCTTGAATTTAGCACAAGCACTCATTTTAGTTTTGTGTGTTGTGTTAAATCCTTTTCTAAACTTACGTACATGACCTTTTCTTATAGGTTCACTTAGGAACATACCATATATGTTTTCTTCACCGTAATCCTTAACGCTTACCAATGCGGCTTCACCTATAGCGTTATTTTCAATGCTGTAATAAACTTGTGGTAATTGTGTGCTGATTGTTTCGCATTGTTCTTTAATATTCTTAGTGATCTCTGCTAAAATTCTTACCTGTGATTGTATGGGTGTTGTGTTATGTTGCCATTCTGCTACCTGTTTGAAACTAGGAAGTTCAAAAACCTGTATGGCCGCAAAGTCTCCGCCTGTACCTAAACTTGGATCCATACTTACAACATAAGTGTACTTAGGATCGCAATCTTTATACCATCTCGTTTGACCCAATCTTCTTAAAGGTTCTTCTCCTTCAAGTTCTGCAAGTTTAACACTATTGATTAAAGTTTCGTCAAAGATTAAGAATTCACATTCATGTTCTCGACGGAAGCGTTCTTCACCAATACGTGATTTTTCTTCTTCTGCCCATTTGTCATCTCTATCAGGGTGTTCACTCCAATGAGCAGTAAAAGCATAAAAACCATTAATTCCTACTTCAGTATCGTTACCATGTTCGTCAAATCTTTTATTTGCTTCTGTCCATATAAGAGCAAACTGATCTTCATCTGAGTTTGGTGTTGAAGTAATAATTGC